TCCTGCAACTGAGGACGAAGAAGATCCACTAAGTTACTTTGCAAAACTTGCAGAGAGCTGAGGGAAATTCAACTTTTAATTCCAAAAATGGGGGGAAAAAATCCTCCCATTTTTTTTGTCCCTATTACTTTTTTTTCTTTGCATCTGCTTTCTTTTGGGCAGCAGTTCTTGCATTACCTTTCTTTGTTCTTTTATCTGGCTTGCAGGTTCTTTTGGTAGTTTTAAACATTAATTATATAACCTTGCGTTTTCTCCCTTCACTACAGTTGGAGAAACATACTGAGTACTTCCTTTAGGGTATTGCATTACTCTTTCCATTTCATCTATAACTATTCCAACGAATTTTGGTTTGATTACAAAGATGTTTCTTTTCTCTTCTTGTAATCTTTCCTCATATTCTTTGTTTGTTACTTCATCAGTGATGCTAGTAGCAATTTGTTCTTGACCACCATCAAAATAAGTTACAGAGTAATCTGATGGAACTTCTAATTTTTTAGGGACAATAATCTTTCCTCTTGAATCTTTAATTTCTTGAGTCTCATAATGATGAACCTTTTCCATCCCTTCTACTGATACATATTTGTTTATAAGAAATTTATAGAATGCTGTTTCTTCTAATGGCCATTCATCCTGAAAATTGATAATGTTATTGGCTATCATTATCATCCAATCTAGATTTGAATCTCCATATACTTTGAATGCTATATTATCTGGTCTTTCATCACCAATGATTTGATACTTGGTAAAATATGTGAGGTCTTGAAATATTTTCTCAGATATTTTTGTTCTTTTAAAAAGGTTTTTTACTCGTAGATAATCAGATATGCTTTGCGCTTTAGGAAGACGACTCACATAATCAAAATCTGGAATGTAATCGAAATAATTTTTAGCCATGTCTTAGAATCCCATAGTTGGTGAGTTAATTCCTTTATATTCATCAGCATATATTGGTTCAATCTCTCCAAATGACATACCTATAGAGTATGAAGTCATTGAAGGTTCACCCTCATAAGTCATATAAGAACCATCAGGAGTATAATTAACAGTAAAACCAGTACAAGCACATGGCTTAAACTTATTCATGAAAGGATGTGGTGTATTACCTTCTCCATATATGTATTCTATTTGAAATATTCTAGGAGTCTTTAAAAATAAATTTGAACTAGATCTTTGAGGAGCCATATTTCTTTTCATGGCTCTGATTATTTTACGACAAATCCTAGCCTCTTCTCTATCTCTTGGAGTAAGAGTGAAATTAAAACTAAAGCTTCTCATTGTAGGACCTTCAAAGAGAAGTTCCATATTTGGATTAATAACATTACCAGTAGCACGTGTTAAAACATTCTGTCCCACTGCTTGACCTGCAAAGTATGCAGCAACAGCACCTTTAGCTTGTGGATCATTGAACATATCAGTCATTCCACTTATCATATTTCCTGCAGCACTAACTACACCTTCAATATCACCTGACGAACCTTCATTAATTGTATCCATAGCACCTCTGGCTGCCGTTGCTTCAATCTCATTCAGTTCACCTTTACCCCAAGAAACTCCTGTAGTTTCTGAAAGGTTTGGTTGCATAGGAAGTTGAATAGTTTCATATTTCTTTTTAAATCTTCCACCTGATCCAAATCCACTCTTCTTATCTTTTCCAGTTTCTAGTCCAGTCTCACCACCTTTCTCCCAATCATATGCAGATATTTGAATATAATCATATCCAAATTGTTCTAAACTTTGACGAGGATATCTTAATGTTTCTGATGAACCACCCGCTGCGAAGGATTCTTCTAGAACTCTGTTGGGACTTTCTCCTTCTCCTTTTGATACAGGAGCACCTGCTCTTAAGTCAGCATTTTGATCGTTTGGATTAGTTTCTGCACCATTTTGACCAAAGGATAGATATCCTTTCTTATTAATTAAGTTAGTCCAAGATGCTTTAGATTGTGGACTATTATCATTTACAGCATTTTTTGCTAGTGCTATTGTTGTTCTCTTAGTTATCTTATTAACTTGTTCAAATTGTTTTGCATTGGGTCCAGTAAATAATTTATCAAACTCTACTTGACTTGCTATAGTTTCTTTACCTGTATCTGCACTATATGAATATGCTTTAGTGCCGAGACCTTCTAGTAATCCATTATCTCTAAACACATTATAATTACCACTTGATTTATTAGTGATTACTATAGCATTAGCTTTGGATTGGATAGTTCCTTCTGTAGAACTAATTCTAAAGTCACCTCTATACTCATGCTCACTAGCATTATCAGTATATTGAGACCAACCTGTAGTATCTTGTGCCATTTACACAGAACTTTTTATATATTTATCTTGAAATTTTGATAGGGAAAAGAACGAAGGTCTTGCATCTCCATAGGATAGGCTAAATGTAGCTGTCCTAGCACTTCTTCCCAAGTATAATTTCTGAATTCTCCACCCCAATGATAGTTCATTCCTCTGAATCCCCATTTGAATAAACCTACACATGCTATCAAAGGAAATTGATCGTATCTTATACGAGGAGTTTTAGGTGCGTATATAAAGGTATAGAATTTACCAACATCAGGAGTTAATTCTCTTTCTGTAAGAATCTCTGTGATAGCAAGCATCATATCATCTGGACTTTGCATCTCATTAATTTCGCTCGCTACATGTTCTAGTCTATTTGTTCTGTCTTCGTGATACCTTTCTAGTTCCTCGTCCATAAAGTTCGTCTTCCGTAATGATTTTAAATTCTAAACTATTATCTTTGCAGAACTCACGAGCATACATCCACTTTGCTTGATTGACTGCATAGGTTTTCATTTCATAGATATAGGATTTAGTTGCCCTAGATTTTCTCTTGGGTTCAATGGTTTGTTTCTTGGGTTTAATCTCAATTACATACTTTTTCAATTTACCATCTGCTTCTTTAACTTGAATTAAAAAGTCTGGATAATACCTATGACGTTTATTATCAAGTGGAGAGACATAAGGAATAGAGAACTCTTCAGATGCCCAAGTAACTATATTGCTACTGGAGTCACAATAATTACAGAACTCTCTTTCCCAATTACTTCTACAAACAATTTGATTGGCGTCACCAATGTATTTTTTGGGATGTTTGGGTTTAAAAATACTTTTATAGGTTCCAGCCATTTCAATTTCTCATATACATAGTAATGGTAAGTTAAAATTATTTATAGATGGCGAATGTAACGCCCAGACCCTATAGAACCTCAGAATTAAAGAGTAGGATAACTAATCTTGCTCAGACTTCTGTTTATCAAATTAAAATTCAACCACCTCCAGGAGTTTTTCAATTTTTGAAGGAGTTTGGTAGAGAATTTGATTATATTAGAGAAGGGGAGAATTTAGAAATTCTTTGTGAATCTGCTGTGCTTCCAGGTTCTGCTGCAGCTACTCATGATGTAACTAATGATTATGCTGGTGTGTCTGAGAAGATGGTTTATAGAAGGATGTATGATGGTAATATGGATTTGACTTTCTTAGTAGACCATGACTATAATGTAATTGAATTCTTTGATGGATGGATAGATTATACTACTGGAGTAGGACGTAATGGTTCTAGAAACATGTATAAGAGTAGGTATGCTAATTATAGGATGAGTTATCCTAATGATTATAGATCAGAAATGTATCTAACAAAGTTTGAAAAGGATGTATCCTATCCAGGAAGTTCTTCTAATACTAATGCAGAACCTAAACAACTACAGTATACTCTTGTTGGTGCTTTTCCAGAAAGTATAACTTCAATGCCTGTATCTTATGGTGCTAGTGATCTTTTGAGATGCACTGTTTCTATGTCGTATATAAGGTATGTGAGAGAACGGAAGAAGGTTCTAGTAGAACCAAATGTTTCTAGTAACTTTAATGCTTTCTCTAGTGTCTTTGATTTCTTCACCTAAACCTCATATATATAAAACCCCATTGAATTGAAATGCCTTTACCACAAATTGCTACACCAACCTATGAGTTGGTATTACCTTCTACAAAAAAGAAGATTAACTATAGACCATTTTTAGTTAAAGAAGAAAAACTTTTAGTACTTGCACTAGAGAGTGAAGATACTAAGCAAATAACAAACGCTATAAAAAGTGTTATTAAAGGATGTGTTCTTACTAAGGGAATTAAAGTAGAAAAACTACCTACCTTTGATATTGAATATTTGTTTCTCAATATTAGAGGTAAGTCTGTTGGTGAGGAAGTGGAGGTTAATGTTATTGCTCCTGATGATGAGACCACTTCTATTCCTGTGAAGATATTAATAGACCAGATTGAAATAACAGAAAGTGAAGAACATACTAATAAGATTAAAGTGGATGATGATTTGATGATGGAGATGAAGTATCCTTCTTTGGATCAGTTCATCAGTAATAATTTTGATTTTAAAGGAGATACTAATGTAGAAAAATCTTTTGAATTGGTTGGTAGTTGTATAGATAAAATTTATAATGAAGAAGAGGTATGGTCTACTGCAGATTTTACTAAGAAAGAAGTAAATGATTTCCTAGAGCAGATGAATTCTCAGCAATTCAAGGAGATTGAGAAGTTTTTTGAAACTATGCCTAAGTTATCTCATAGTATTGAAGTAACTAATCCTAAGACTAAAGTTAAGAGTACTGTAGTATTGGAGGGTTTATCGTCTTTTTTCGCATAGGCATGGTCCATATGGACCTAGAGAATTATTATAAATTGAATTTTGCCTTGATGCAGTATCATAAATATTCATTAACTGAGATTGAAAATATGATGCCTTGGGAAAGAGATGTTTATGTTTCTTTACTTAAGCAACACTTAGAGGAAGAAGAACTCAAACAAAAGCAAAAGAGTAATGCCTAAAGGTAAACCACATTTATATAAAAAAGGAGGTTTAGTAGACTCGTTGAGGGCAAAGCATGACCCTCATTATAAACTAGCGAGTAAAGTTGCGGGTCTTCAGGATGCAGGAGGAAAGGTTGATAAAGTTGAGAAAGATATTGCTGTTAAACTAGAAAGTCTACACAAGACATTAAGTAAATCCTTTGGAATGCAAAGGAAGGCATTGATGCGTATTGGTGGTGTTGAAGGAAGAATAAAAAATTTAGAAACTGGAGTAGAAATATGGACAAACAGAGAGGCAGAGAGAAGCAAAAATCAACAGACAGCAATAAGTAATTTAACAGATGTAGTAATACAAGCAATACAAGACATTAGAGATGGTAAAGCAGGTAAAGCAGGTGTTGCTGGTGCTTCTGGAGTAGATGGTGTTTCTGGAACAGATGGGTTTGATGGAATAGATGGTGGTGCTGGTGCTTCTGGATCTGGTGGTGCTTCTGGTGCTGATGGTGCTTCTGGATTAGATGGACTTGATGGTGGTGCTGGTTCTTCTGGATCTGGTGGTGCT